GGGTCCGGGGTCGGCTCGGGCGCCGGGGGAGGCGTCGGCTCGGGCTGCGGCTCGGGCGGCGGCTCGGGCGCCGGAGGAGGCTCGGGCGTCGGCTCGGGCGCGGGCGGCGGCTCCGGGGTCGGCTCGGGCGCCGGGGGAGGGGTCGGCTCGGGCGCGGGCATCGGCTCCGGGGTCGGCGGTGGTGCCGGTTCGACCGCAGGCGGCTCTGCCGGTTCCTGCTCCGGCACGTCGGGCTGCGGAGCGTCGGGCGCCTGCTCGACCGGCTCGATGGGCCGCTCCTCCTCGGCCTCCATGACAGCGGCCGTCCTGGACTCTACGGTCGGACGGTCGTCGGTCACTACCACCGGCTCGTCACCCGTCGCGGCCAGGGCGGCGGCGGCGAGCGCGTGGTGATCGCTGGACGTGGCCGGGATCGGCCGACTGTCGGCGGGCACGTAGCGCTCCTCCGAGATGACGGTCAGCGGCACCACTTCGTAGGACTCCAGTTCGCCGGTCTCGGCGTTGATCCGCTGAAGCGTCTGCTCGATGAAGGGGTTGTCCCTCGGCGAGCGCGGGGCGTTGGCCGTCAGGCGCTGTTCGGCTTCGCTGAGCCAGACCGTGCCGTCCGGCTCTACAGCGGCTCCTCGGTCGTCACCGCGCGGACCGATGACGACGACGCCGATGTAGCCCCCGGTGTTGTTCTTGAACTGCGTCTTCTCGATCTGCGCCATTGTCATGCGGCTCCGGGTTGACGTTACGTTGTCCAGTGTGTGACTCAGATGGGCGGGACGGGGGCGTGCTGCCCCCGTCCACACCTCGCCGATTACGTCAGGATGATGCGGCCGATCCGCCCCTTGGCGATGCCGTACAGGAGCATGCCCGCGTCCCTCGCGGTCTCCCAGCGCACGTAGAACGCCGGACGCGAAAGCTGCTGGACCTTCGCCGTCGCACCGAAGTACGTCAGGCGACCGGCGTTCTGGCCGACGACCCAGAGTTCGTTCGTCGGCAGCACGAGGTTGCCAGCGAAGTCCTCGAAGTTCTCGACTTCGACCACCGGGTAGCCCTTGTACACGCCGATCTGGCCGGTGCGGAAGACCTGGTTCTTGATCTCGTCGCCGAACTCCAGTCCGATGTTCGACAGCGAGCGAGTGGACTGCCGGACGCCGAGGATGGAGATGTTGCCCTTGGAGCGGTTGGCGACTGCCTCCAACACCGGGTCGATCTGCGCGCCGGTCAGCGTGGCGGCGGCGAACGACCCGAAGGTCGAACCGGCCGTGATCCCCGCCTGGATCAACTCGACCAGGCGGAAGGTCGGAAGCTGCTCCAGCTTCTCGCGGGCCTGCGTCTGGAGCTTGGAGAACGTGCCCCAGAAGTCCAGGGCGATCTCGTCGCGGTGCAGGTCGATGGCCGTGACCAGTTCCTCGCGCGGCATCATCGTGCGCTCGTACCGGATGATGTCACTGAGGATCTGGCCGCCCTTGCCTTGCCAGTACGCCCGCAGTCCACGTAGATCCTCGTCCACGTAGTCCGGGTCGCCGAGGCCGACCGTCTTGACTTCGATGACCTTGCGCACGATGTCGCTGGTCATCGCGTCCGACCACGCTGCGTTCAGCAGGTCGTAGGCGACTTCCTCCATGTCGCCGGGGTGGCGCATGAAGTGCTCGCCGAGGGCGGCGTTGGACCGCTGCATCAGGAGCGCACGCTTGTCCGCGTCCTGTTCTGCCGCGACGGCCGCCAGCGTGTTGTAGACGAGGGCGTCCACTTTGTGTTCTCCTTGCTTCAGTCCAGAGTTGACAGGTTGGCGGGCTTCAGTTGTTGGACCGCAGGAAGCGGACCGTCAGGACGCCCTCGTTGCTCGCGCCGTACACCTGGTACGGCTCGTGAACCTCGAAGATCGCGGTTCCGGCGAGGATGCCCGCGTTGGACCAGGCGCCGGTCCCGGCCGCCTTGCCGCTCGGACGCACGGCGGCGACGGCCCAGCCGATCTTCTGGCCCGGCACGTAGTCGGCGCGCGGCTCCACGAGCGTGAGCTTCATGGCGCCGGACATGATCTGCCGCAGCCAGTCGCCCGAGGCGATGGCCTGGTTGACGATCTCGTTCGGGCCGAGTGCGCTGAAGCCGGTGTTGACATCCGGGATCTCGACCACCCGGAGCGCCACGCCGACCTGCTCGATGACCGGGGTGTCGCCCGCGATCAACTGCTTCAGGCCCGGCTTGCCGGACAGGTTGACCGGAGCGACGGCGGAACCGGGGATGATGACCCCCGAGGCCCGCTTGTTGGACCACACTTCGCCAGGGAAGGCGATGGTGGCGTTCGGCAGCTTGCCGACACCCAGGAGCGGGTAGCTACCTGCAACGGGAGACATATGTTTCGGTGCTCCTTCCTGACTTCAGTTCGAGGCTTGGACTGGACGACCGCTCAGGGCGTCTTCTGGAACGCCTTGGCCAGCGAGCCGACGACCTGCGACTGCTGCTCGCGGGTCGGGGCGCCGGTCGGCTGACCGTTGGGGGTGACACCGGCCTTGGCGATCTCCTCCAGGCTGAACGTCGGCGCCTGTGCGGCCTGGCTCGCGGCGAGCGCGGCGGCGGCGTCGTCGGGCGCCGGGGTGGAGTCGTCCTTGGCGTCACGCTGGACCGCCGTGGTCTCCTCCAGTTCCTTGAGCCGGTTGTCCCAGTCCTCGTCGGACAAGGTGCCCGCCTGCTCCTGGAGGCGGCCCTTGGTGAAGTCGCCCAGCTTGGCGACGAACTGGTTGCCCAGACCATCCCAGCGCGTGGACTTGAGCGTGGCGACGTTCGCCTGCTCCTCCAGCGTCTGGACCTTGGCCTCGGCTTCGGACGCCTTGGTCTCGGCGGCCGTCTTGGCTGCCTCGGCCGACTCCAGCTTCGGCTCCAGGTCGGTGACCTTGGCCTCTGCGTCGTCGGCGCGCTTCTTGTGATCCGCGCTCTCGGAGCGGGCATCGTCACGCTCCCGGCGCAGCAGGTCCAGTTCTGACTGCTCGATCTGGACGAGTCCCATGCTCTGCTCGCTCCTTGGTGGTGTTGACGTTGCGACGTGTGCGGCGTAGTGGAAGCTGCGGACCTGACGTGCGAACTCGTCCAGGTGTGCCTCGGAGTACGCTCCCTGTGCGCCACGGGTTCCGAAGATCAGTCCGGTGCCCGTGAAGCAGACATCGCCTAATATACGACTGGCGTTCGAGTCTTGGGCCGGGCCGAGTGGAACGAAGTCCGACGTGCCACCGTTCGGACGTGACGCGCGCAGGTGTTCGCACCAGTTGGCCTGCTCGGCTCCACCCGGCAGCTTGTGGAACACGGAGTGACAGACGCTGCACTCGTACCACGGGCTGTAGCACTCCATGGACTGCATGAGCGTCCCGGCCGATGCGTTGCTCTCGGCCTCGGCGACGGCCTCGGGGAAGCGATGTCCCCAGAGCGCGAGCACGGTGTCGATCCGTGCGCGCGGGATGCCGTCACGTTCGGGCGTGAGGTGCTTCACATCGGCGATGGTGCCGACCGCCGTGCGCGGATCGTGCATGACGGTGACCGGCATCAGCATCGGCGTCAGCGACTTGATCGCCAGTTCACTGGAGTTCCACTGCGCGCCGTTGCGGTTGGCGCGGTCGGCCTCCACGTAGCGTCCGCTGAACCACACGATGTTCTCGTTGGGCGCCTTCTGCTTGACGGCCGACGAGAAGGCGAACTCCTCGATCTGCTGCTCGGTCGGCGTGAACTTCTGGACCGGAGTCTGGAGATAAATCCGGTCGCCGTCCTCGAAGAAGCCTTGCGTGGTCGGCACCGGAACCTGAAGCGCGAAGTGCTCGCGGTTCGGAGCCACGGGGATCGCAGGCATGCCCCTAATCTACGACTGTCGTTTCAATTTCGGCTCAGAGGATGCCGAGGATCAGCAGGTCTTCCTCGGCGCGCGGACCTTCAGCCTGCTTCTCCACGGTCCAGGTTTGCCGCAGCGCCACGCGAGATGTGGACGTGACGAGCACTCCGGCGCGCGTACGCGAGCGCACGATCACCCGCGAGTCGGTCCGGGCGGCGGTGCTACGGTGTACGGTGTAGCGCGAGCGCACCGTTGCTCGACTGGTCCAAGCTCGCGTCCCCTGGATGACGCGGTACTGCGAGCGGAGCCGCGCGACGGTGCGCCAGCGCTTGGGCGCTTCGCCCGGCAGTCCACCGGCCGGTATGCCGGTCGGGGTCTCGGGCGGCACGTAGGGCACGCCGGAGATCGGCACCTCGGTGGTCCGCCACGCCTCGTTGCCCACGTCATCGCGGACATGCACCCTGACGGTGGCGAGCGCGTCCGGCGTGTCGTCGGGTAGCTGTACACGGAGGCGATCCGGCAGGATCTCCATGTTCAGCGTCCGTCCATCTGCCAACTGAAGTTCGGCGCTGACGATCCCCGGCTCGTTGATGAGGTACTGGATCGTGAACTGCTCGCCGAGGACCGCGCCATCGACCGGCCCCCAGGTGACGACCGGCGCCGTCGTATCCAGGGTGAGGATGAAGCTCGTCATCCGGCCAGCGTGATCCAGCGTGCCGCGTACCACGGCGGCATG